CATGACGCTCTATCGCGCCCTAAGCCGTATGTCTCACGCACAGACCAAGCTAAATCATTGTCTTGAATTGACGCATCGTAAACGAGTGTTTTGTTAGCCGTTGGGAATGTCAGCACATAGAAACTATGGCCGTTTTTTTGATAAGTATAAGCAAGCGCATCGTCTATCCGCTCAAACGTATTGATTAGATATTCAATGCCACGATTAGAGATAATCTGTGGTGAGTATTGATTGAGTTTATAGACAAGGCCATGACCATGGCTTGTGCGGCCTATAAAAAAAACTGTGTTATCAAGTTTAGCAACAGACAACTTGGCAGCACAGCCAACTTCCATCTCAGCACCGTCACGACGAGACAATGGGAATGTTGCATCGCCACTATTAAACCAAACTGTTGTAGTGCGCTCACCGAATAAGATTAGCTCGCGATGGTCAACGATAAACGTTACTAGATTATCGGGGTCTGCTTCATCGCTCGCAAAATCTAATGCGTCAAACGTAGTAAAATCATTCAACGCTGAAATATAAAATTGCTGTGTGTTTGGCCGTACAAATACGCCGTAACCGTCCAAATAATCGACACGTGGCGAGCCATAAAAAGCAGGGTCAGTGATTTGTGTTAACGTACCAGCAATTGTTTCGTACACGTATGCCTTGCTCGTCACTCCGCTATTAAAACAGACTTGGCCAGCGTTATTTGCAGCAATCGTTGTGTCAAACTCTAAGTCAACCGCACCGATAGTCGTGTAGCTAAAGTCGCTCAATACTTTATAGAGATATGCACCTGCAACAACATACAATATCCCCCTAAACTCACTCATGCCGTAAATCGGCTCAGTCGGTAGAGTTAAGAAAGCTACTTTTCCGTCAACACGATAAAGGGTTAATTTGTTATCTTCAGACAAGTCAACCTCAAGAAACATATTGACTGTTTCTTGAGTATTTTGGTTAGGACTAAATCCTTTATGTTGACCGCCTAAGAAGTTAAATTTCATTAGAATCCACCGCCTGCGATGAATGTACGAGAGCTTACTTGATTGTTTGATGTTGGCAGTAACGCATCGAAACGTGCTAATGGCACTGTCACCATAGACCGCATAACAATCGCCTTTGATTCTTGAGCTAATAAAGCCAATTCGGGTGATATAGTAAAACCAAACTCGGGACTAATCTCAACCGCAAGATTGAACTTTAACGCGCGTATCCATTCTGGTGGATATGGCAAATCGTCGGCAAGGGTTAATTCAGTAGCAGGGCGTACATTATCAATGGTCAATGTGCCATTGCTAGGGACAGGGAATAGGTAAATAGTAGATAAAGGATTGTTAGGTTTTAAGACAATATATTCTGGAATTGAACCGATATTTTTAATGCCTATTTGTTCATAGTCGGCATAATCTAGCACGGTTAACGGATAGTCTAAGCCACCATTCGACCAATGTGCTGTATAAATAGAAGTCGGGCGCGTAGTATCAATATCACCGCCTACACCGATTGTATAAGACGTTGAGCCGTTGCAAGTATGAGTTATTTTGCCTGTGCTTGCAGATAAAAAACGAGTCGCGCCCCATGATCCGAGCATGAGATTCAAGGCTTCTAAAGCATCGCTTGATTCATCAGCCGCAGGAGTTTCGGACGATGATATTGCACCAATGAGGCGCAACGTGGCGCGAATTAAATCAGCAGTAACCATGTTACACCTACTTAGAATTTGAGACTCATCCTTGAGTCATGGGGAATTATTGAGTTACACGGACAGCCCACTCTGGACGCAACAAGCCATAACCAGCCAGCAAGTCGAAGCGGCAAACACGGCGGTTATTCGTAATATCATAACCACGAACAAAACGGATAGAAACACCGTCTTCAACAGCACGGTCAGCCATATCCATCCCTTTTGGTAATTCCATGTCAGCAGTAACCAACGTAAACGCGTCACGGTGAAACATCAAGTTTTGACCGTAAGCCGTTGACGCTGTACCAGTCAAAATAGTGATAGCCGCATTATCAGCAGGACGAGCCGTTACGTTTTGATAAGACCCGCCAGCGATGATTGCAGGGTAGATAGCAACTGTTAAGTTACCCGCACCATCGGAAGCAGCATCGGCAGTGGCGATGAATTGACGCAACACGCCTGTGCTTACTTTAGTTTCAGGATTGACAGCAAACACGCCAGCAATCGTGAACACGTCACCACGTTTTAAGCGGTTAGCAACAGCAGCAGTCCAGCCATCGGTAACAAGTGAAGTAGTCGCCGCACTTGGGTTATCAGTTGCGCCTGCGTTAATCAAGCCTTGGTTCGCACCATTGACTAACGGCGTACCACCCAAACCACCCACGGTATGCGTTGGCAAGTTTTGAGACATAATAAAATCTAAACCTAAGTTTGTACTCATCATGCCATTTTTTAGCTGTTTCCCTTGTGTCGCTTGGTCGTTGAATAAGCCACTCATGCCGCCTACTAACTTAGCGTTAGATAATGGAGTCAAGGCAAGCATACGGCCATCGGTGCGAGGGCAAGCCGCGTTATCAAGCAATACCGCCGCATCTAAAACAGCTTGAGCAGTAGAAATAGGCGTACCAGGTGTACCGCTAAAGTTTGCAACGCCGCGATAAAAACGGGTAGCAATACGCAAATCTAATTCAGCAGCTAGACGTTTAGCAGCAGGCGCAAGATAACGCTTGCTAAATTCATCAATGCTTAGTTTTAGGTCGTAATCACTAAACGCCCAGTCAATACCAAATTCGGGCTCCATCGTGATTGGTACGGTTGTTTCGTTCACGTCTTGAATGTTGATAGTTGCGCCATCACGAATCGTGTATTGCACTGGTTGACGGACGTTGACAACAGAACCAGCTTTCATACCTTTGTTGGCAAACTGGTCTTCATATTCGGTGTTAATGTTGCCTAAGAATGCGCTTTCGTTGTGAAGGATTCGCAGGGTTTCGTTCGTGATAATCGAACTGGTGATAATAGCATTAGCCATGATTTACTCTCTTAACGCTTCTCAGCGTTTCTTTTGTCGTTGTTGATCATTACGCCATTTAATGTAATCACTGGTACTCATTTTTGAGGGGTCAGTAGTTACATTCCCACCTGATACGGGTTTAACAGGAGGTGGAGCACTAGATACCGCTTTAGGCTTTGGTACATTTGTTTTCGCCGCTAACTCACCGATTGCCATTAGTTGTTGGCTAGGTGATAACGCAGCAATTCGATAGGCTTCTGAAATATCCTTGCCCAACATATACGCAATTTCTGCGCCTTTTGGATGTTGCGCAACAGCTTCAAGTGCCATCGGAGCAAATTCAATACTGGCTACATTGTTAAATACTGCGTCAAAATCAGGTGCAACACTACGCACTTTTTCAACTTTAGCGACCCAATCTTGAGCAACTGCTTGCGCTTGGGTTTGTTGTGCTTGTTGGCTTTGCGTGGCCTGCGTTTTCTGATTAAGTTTGTACTCTGCTACCGCTTCGACGTAATCATCTAAAGTGTCATATTGGCTAATATCAGGTGCTTCTTGCTTTGGTGCAAGTTGCGCCCGTAATTGCTCAATTTCAGCTTGTAGACGATTTTTCTCAGCAATTGCTTCGTACTTTTGACGAGTAACTTTATCAATGCGCTTTTTAACGCCTTCGGGTAGGCTGCTTTCGTCGGGTTCTTTTTCGGCTTCTTCGACTTTAACTTCTAGCTGTTCACCTTCTGTTTCTACCTTTTCAGCTTCAACTGGCTCGACTACTTCGACCTGTGGTGATGAATCCACAACGACATCAGACTGAGTTGGATCACTCATGGGATAGGGTTTCCTTGAATCGGATTTACACGCGCCATCACGGCGACCTAGTTTTTGAACTGTCTAGTAAACAGTGATATAAACATAATCTATAACAGGTATTTAGTCAAATGATTGTTCCTGTTCGACATCAGGCAACTGCATTTGTGATATATCACCGCCGCCAACAACATCCATTGGCATTTGTTCGACTTGCTCTTGCATCATTTGCTCAGGCATTTGTGGCATTGCTTCTTGCTGTTCGTGCTGATATGTTTCGCCTTCTTCGGGCAACTCAGGCTGTTGCGCGGCATTTGCTAAAGCATCGTTGACAAGCTGCATAACTTGCTCGATTGGCACGCCTGAATCCTTCGCTAACTTGGCAAACTCAATCTCAGCTTTAACGTCAATTTCGTACTTCTTGAGCCGTAATTCATCGTCTTTATCGTCCTTTTCAGACTCCAACATTTGAATATGCTTGCCCATTTCGTCAATCTGTTGCTTGCCCTGTTCAATCATTTGTTGCACTTCGGGCGGCAGTTGTTTCTGTGCGCCGTCCTCGCCTTCGTGGTCTTGCAGTTGTGGCGGTAACATCTTTTTCATGCGTTCTGCAATCTCGTCCGCGCCGTCCCAGTCCATCGCTTTGATAATCAAGTCACCTGCAATCT